ACTTGGGGTCTATCCACATTGCAGGATTTCCATACAAAAATTCAATCCAACCGGCACGTTCTCTCTCTTTATCTTTTTCAACAGACTCTGGCATTTTTAACCAACCTGCAGCAGATAATTGACCATAATGCATATGAGGTGGATTAAAATCCCCTGCAATAGAATTAAGAAGCCAACTATTATGAAGTGCTACTTTTTTAATACCTCTTTCAGCAGCTTCATTGTCTTGCTCATCCCCTTGTTTTAATTTTGTCTTTACATATAAATTAATACAAGCACCCATCCAATTAAATAATGATGGCAAATGTTCATTAGGTTTTTCCTGCCATATATGTTCTTCAATTTTATGCTCTTGTTTAACATTACCTACAAGATTATCTGACCAATCTAATTGTTTAGATTTTTTATCACTTGCAGATATTTTATCCCCATATGTATTGAGTAAATCAATATAAGGTTGCGGAATCTGAAACTCCATTAATATTGGACTAAAAGGTGCATGAAGTGTACCCTTTAATTTATAATCTTTATAGTCTTCTACCATCTATACTCCTATTAAATCTGTAAGAGGAACAAGGTATCCCCTTGATGTTAAATTATCTCCACCTGGAACAATTCTATAATCTGTACTAACTAATTTTTTTAATCTTGTCAAGGGAATTTGTATAGAAAATAAATGTTGGTCTCTCCCATTAGGAATTTTAAATATCCAAGTATCTGATTTACTTGTTTTAATACCACTAGGTTTGCCTCGTGATTGAAATTCCACATATACATTTCCTGTTTTATAAGCCATTCTATCAGTCTTTAATTCAAAATTTTCTAATGATTTCATAACAAGTTTTTCGTGTTTCTTACCATAAGACAAATCTTTTGTAAATTTTGTAACAGAAAAATCACTCTCTTTTAATTTTTTTATATCTTTACTTTTATTTTCTTTTATTTTAGTTTTAATCATTAATGTAGCCTGTGTTTTTTCTTGTTTAACAAATCAGTGATAGACACTGTGCCTTTATTAGCCTCATCATCTCTTAATGTGGATAATGCATCAACACCTGCATCAAATATTTTATCTGGAGTTTCAAGGGCTAACTTAACCATTCCATGAGCAATAGTTAATGCAATACTATATTCTGATGTTAATGGTATCTCCTTTGGCTCTATAACAGCACACCCAAATCCTTCTTCCGCAGGATAAACTGTAATAGTTATCATATTTTTTATTTCATTTATGCCATTATCCATTTTATTTTCCTATCAATTTTAAAAAATGTGTAGCATCAACTATAGCTAATGGCTGAAACTTATTCATTTTTATTATGGCAACAGGTACATCTGATACCTTTGCATTACTTTGTGCTTGGGACATAATATCATATATACCTTTAAATGTTTGTTTATTTTTACATTCAAAAGAATAAGGTATTAATTTTTTAGCAGGATTAGATAATTTAATATCTTCCCCTGTCTCTCCCATTATAGCACAACTTATATCATTATTATCTAATGTTTTAAATATAGATAATAGCGTATCTCTTACCCAATTTTGTAGTCTTCTTCCTTTAGCTTTTCTACTCCGAACTGCTATCATTATTTTCTTCCTTTGGATTATTAACTTTTGTATACCAATAGTATTTAGGATTAATTGCTTTTGATTGTTGCTGTGGTAAATATTTTACTTCTCCCCAACATGCTTTTTTATATGGGCAAAAAGTACAAGGACTTTTTAATATCCTATTACCTGTAGGTTTTTTATTAAAAAACTCTTCATCATCTTTATATAATCTTTTAAATGGTGTATCACTATTTAATGCTTTTAAATTTTCTTCTGCTTGTTTTAAGGCATTTTTAGAATACTCATCATCAGATAAAGGAGTTTCTACAACTGACCATTCTCCAGAAGATTTATCAATAACAATCCACCCACCAAATTCTTTTTTGTCAGCCTCTCCATATAAATACCCTTGAGAAACATAACCAAATGTATCATCTTTAACTATAGCATTAAATCCTCCTTCGTCTCCAAATTTATATTTAAAAGACCAAGGGGAAGCACTTTTAATATCCCATACTTTGTCCATTATTTGTACATCGTATGTGCCATTAATTTCACCATCTTTAAATTTATGCTTAACCTTTTTCTGAAACTCATCTATTTTAACTCCAGATGATTTTAAAATAGCAACTGCCATTGCCTCAATAATATCTCCATAAAAATTTCTCATTTTATGATTGTATGGTATTGTTTCAGATTTTGCCCCACTTTTTTCCATTTGTAATTGGCACAAAGGTCTACCAATATTACTCATACGAGGTCTAAATTCTTTTTCTCTTGGTTCAATAAATTGTTTTACAAATGCTGCTTTACACATTTCCCCAAATTCATTTACAATTGTACTAGATATAGGAACGGAGGCTTTGTTTGCCTCCGCTAAAAATAGTTGAACTCTATTTAAAATAGATGACATTATGATGCAAGAACTTCTTCTGGACTTGACTCTACAGCATCAATAACTTTTGCTGAATCAACATCACTTTTTTTATTTGAGTTCGCTTCTTTCCATTTTTCAGAAACACGAACATTTTCTTCGTTAACTATGTCGTTAAACATATCCATGTGTTCTAAATCTTTTTTAGAAAAAGCAATTTCGTTATCACCTACACCAATACTGGCAACATAAAAAACATTACTACCACTCTTCTTTCGTTTTGTAGTTAAATTTAAAACATGATTAAACATTAAACTATTTCTACCTTTAAGACTTTTTAATGTCTCGCCAATAGGTTTAAAGTTCATTCCAGTAACACGCCATAATACAGGCATATTTTCTATTGTAGTAGATTCTCCTGTAGATGTAGTTGCTTCCATAGATAGCAAACCATATACTAAACGATAACATTTAATATTTCTTTGTGCATCTATTTCAGCTTGTGATAATTGGTCTTTATCTTTACCTATTACTTTACCACAACGAACACCACCATTACTATCAATAGGTTCATCTTTCCATGATTTAAATATTACGGATGAACAAGGGTAGTTATTATTTTCTGCATCATATTCCATATATTGATATGCATTTATAAATGGTCTAAAATGAACAGGTTTATCTTTTAACCCATACACCCTAGCCTCTGATTCTGAATCATAAATTGTGTATACACCTGTTCTAAGTGCATTCCCATCATCATCCTCAGAAGTTCTATTTATTGTTAATCTGGGTAAACTCCCAGAACTTATTTGTGACCCATCATCTTGACCGGTCAGTTTCATTATCTCTTCTTTACTTAGAGATTCAAATGCTTGTAAATCATTTGCCATTTTTTTTACCTCCATAGGTTATAATTAAATTCTTTTATATAGTATTTAGTATATTTGTCAAGCATAAACTTTTGTGTCTAACCAATTAGAGCCTACTTTTAGTTCAACATCTAAGGGGACATTGAAATTAATACCATAAATGTCTATCATCTGCTGAATTACCCCTAAACACCCATTGTTTAGGCAGGAAGCGACAACCTTTTCTTCACCAGGATATACATCCGCCACAATAGAATCGTGTACAGTATTGATAAGTAGGCTCTTGGTTTTATGTTCCTCTAGTAATTCCTGTATACCTATACACGCTAAAGGAACAATGTCAGCAGTAGCAAATCCCTGCACAGGATAATTTTTTATCTGTGTAGAAAAACTTGAACCGCCCCATGGCATACGCTCTGCTTTTGGAAAGGAATATTGTCTACCTGTTGGTAGTGTTACGACTTTATATCGTATAGCCTCATCTTGCAGTTTCTCATGCCAAACTTTTATATCCGGATATTTTGTTAAAAATGCCGAGTAATATTTTTTTTCGTTATCTGTCCCAGACATACCTCCATACAAAGGTTTAAATGTATGTGCCTTTGCATCTTGTCTAGAACAACCAATAATATCTGCTGTATATTGATGTACATCTACACCATTTTTTATATCTTCCATACCTTGTTTATCCTGTGATAAAAATATAGCAGTACGAAATTCCAATTGGGCAAAGTCTATTTCCATTATTTTACCATTTTCAAATCTAGATACAATGACTTTACGAATAGGAAATGTTTTAGCACGGGGTTGATTTTGGAAGTTAGGATTTCTACTAGATAATCTTCCTGTTGCTGTTACACATTGCATAAAACTAGGGTATAAATAATTTTTTTCTGTCTTATGTTTTTTAATACCCTCTACAAAAGTTTTTAAGTAAGTATCTAAAGCACTATAGCGACTAATTTTTTCAACAAATTGTTTTACCTCATCACTACTAAATCTTGTAGTTTTAATAAGAGTTAATTTATCAGTTTTGAATCCCCCTTCTGCAACATCCATTACAGAAAATCCTGCAGCATCAAATCCTGCCTTCTCTTTTAATTTAATATAAATAAAACCAACACCCTCACACTGATTACATTTACTTAAATTTTTAAAAGGGCTACCATCAACTTTTATTTTTTGTATTTTTCCTTTTCCCACACATGATGGGCATTGTTGTGCTTTAGTTTTATATACAGGTTCTAATCCTTGTCTAAATAATTTTTTTAAATGTGTCTTTGGATATTGAGGTCTCTTCTTAGGTCTTTTTGTAATAGGATTAATCCCTAAATTAAATAACCTAGACCATTCTTTTTTATTTTTTACTTTAACACCATAGAGTAACCAAGATAATTGCTCTGGACTTGCCGGATTAATTTTTGTATCCCCCATTTTTTCATGTATCTTTTCATCAATCTCTATTCTTAATTGATTAAATTCTTTTTGAAAATCTTCTTCAACTTTATCTAAAGCATTAGCATCAATATAAATACCATTATCTTCCATTTTAGCTAACACAATTAAAAATTTACCCATAATTTTTGCTGTTTTTAATAACCCCTTGTTAATAGGTTTTTTAAATTGTATCATTTGGGCATCAAATAAAGACCTGGTTGCCTTGATATCAAATCTACCATATTCTTCTAACATATTAATTGGTATAAATTGAAAAGAAATTTTATCTTTAATAAATTGTTCTGTTATATCTGATTTTTGTATAACACCTCTTCTCTCACAACAATGTTTTAATTTTAAACTTATACTAATTCCTCGTTGTAATAAGTATTCCCCCATCATGGTATCATACACATTACCTTCATAATTAAAACCTGCCTCCCATAACCATAGCAAATCAAATTTTACATTATGGCCAACAAGTAATGTAGTTTTATCTAAAATATCTTGAACCTTTTTTCTATCTGGCACACCTTTAAAATCTCTATGTTTAAAAAATACATACTCATCATTAATACCAAGTGATACTAAAAAATTATCTGGATTTTTAGGAGAAGGGTCTAGTGTTCCCTCTTCTGTTACTTGAAAACTTGTCTCTACATCAAATGTTGTAATCATTTTCTATAACTTTCTTGGGTCTCTATACTATGACAATTTGCACAAATCACTATACACTTTCTCATTTCTGTTTTTATTTTCTTCCATTGTACATAACTACTTCTTCTCATATTTGAAACATTATATAATTTTGTAGATGGGTCAACATGATGAAATTGTAATGCCACTGGATTTTTTTTATATCCACAATGAGAACAACCTTTAAATCTTTTAACTCTATCTATTCTATTTGTAATCCAAGCACGAACTGTTTTATGTCTCCTAATACTACCTTGTCTCTTTACTTCCCATGCCTGTGGAGAATACCACATAGGTTTTCCTCTCCTATTTAATCTTCCAGAATTTTTAGGATGGTAGCCACCAAACACAAACCCATCTTCTCTTGTTGTTACTCCTCTAATCATTCCACATACCTTGATAATTTAGGTATAATTTTACAAGCTATCATGCCATGCCATCCTGTTATTTTATTTTTACTTATAGCTAAACTTCTTAAATCTTGGTCAGTATCTAATTTATTTCTAAATCCTACCCCTATAATAACATCTGCCTCTGCTGCTTTTCCTGTTTTACTATTTTCCATCATATCAAAAGTTATATCAAGTTTTCCAGAAGCATCTGCACTTGCTTGTGATATAGCAATGATACAACAATTTCTTCTTTTAGCAATTTCTCTAGCACCTGTATATATTGCCCTTAATTTTTCATCAGTACGAGCAAAATTTCCTGGCATATGAACTTTATCTAATTGGTCAACAACGACAATATCTGGTTGTTCTTTTGCTACAAATGAATCAACTTTGTCTAGTGTCCAATCAACAGTATCTAGAATTTTAATATTATTACTAACTTGAGACCATTTTTCTTTGGCTGTAGGTACATCTTCCTGTATTTCCTCAAATGTCATGCCTGTATAAGCATTAATTAATCTCATTTGTGTACGAATTGCAGGTTCTTCATTGATTAAAGCACATACTTTTGCCCCTTGTGTTAAAAAGCCTTCTTCCCCTGCTAATAAATTGACCCAAAAAGCTGTTTTTCCGCTCTCTGGACGAGCAAAAACAACTAATAGATTACCCTCCCCCACTCCGTTAACTCTTTCTCTTAGAGGAGCTAAATTGAACTTCCATTTGGTGTTATCTTTTAGGGCATCTAGTAGGTTATCTATATCACTTGTAACACAATCATATTCTTCCTTTTCTACCTCATTTGATGAATCTAATAAGTTTTGAATAGAAGATAATGCCTCTTCTTTTCCATTAAAAATTTCTGTTGCCTGAACAGCAATTTTTTGTGCCACATTTCTTTTATGCATGGCTTTTAAAATATTACTAGCTATTTTTTTATTAGGTAATTCCTGTTCTTTTATTTCTTCTAGTAAATTTAAAAAATTTTCTTTAGATGTTCTTGTTAATGCAGGGTTATATACTTCTGTATGTAATGTAGATACTTCCTCTAAACTTAAATCTTTATCAGAATCATCATGTGCTTTTGCTATTGTCTCATATAAATTACCTGTCCCATTAGTGAACATTTCTTTTGTAATCCGACCTTTATTTTCTTCATAAAAATCTTTTTTTAATAGTAATGTAATTAATTCTTTTTCAATCATATCGCTTATGTAATATTGTTCTTACTCTATCCCAATTAATCCTATCTCTCATTTGTGGTTTTGTTCTAGGATAACGGAGAGCTTTCTTATCTAACTTCTTTTTCAATGTCAATAACTTTTTATATAATTTTGATTTCATTTTATAATATTATAATCATTGCCTGTTTGCCAATAACCTGTACTTTTACAAGTATCACAAATTCTATTATGAATACCCTCACTTACAAAAGGTTTATAACACATCATACAATCCCTTTTCTTTTTCTCAACTTTCGGCTTTACTTTTTTATAGCCGGTCTTCCACATTTGCATTGATTCAGCTTTTTCTCTTATCAATTTTTTTACTCTCTCTTAAATTATAAATCCACATATCTTCAAAAGCCCTTATACTTTTTTTTATATTGGTTTTTGTTTTCGCTTTTTCTTTTATTGCAATATATATAAAACTAGCAAGTGAATCAACAAATAATTCTTGAAACATTTTTTTACTCATTACCGCACTTCTCTTTATCTTTTACTTTACTACAATAAAATTCTCTAGCTTTATTTTGCTTTTTCTTTTTATTTTCTATTATTTTCTTTTTCTTCTCTGGGTTAGGGCTTTCTTCCAATATTTCATCAATTGTTTTTACTGTTTTATTTGCTATTAACAAAGCACAACCAC